TTTCCGCTGTTATGCCTAATCAACAAAACCGTCGTCGATCTCGCCCTCAGTTCCCTTCTTGAGAAAAGGGTCATCACCGTGAAAGAGTGGCGCAAGCACCCGTGCTTGATTAATGGTGATGATTTGTTAACGAAGAGCACCAGCAGTGGAGATCTCGCCAGCGGCATATTCCGGGAGGGAGCGAAGGTTGGACTTAAATCCAACTGGGATAAAACCCTCAAGAGCCCGGTGACCGCGGAGATAAACTCTACCTGTTTTGATAGGTGCACTCTTCAAAAGAAAACAAATGTGTCTGCTCTTTGGATGGGAGCAGAGATCCAGGACGTTATAGGCTTCGCGAGGGAGGCCTCGGTTACGAAAGCAGGGTTTGTGGAGTTGGTCCGAAGTAATGTCTCCCGGTTGGCGAAGGCAGAACAGAAGATCACACACCGCATCCCCTACGATTGGCGCCGAGCCCTCGTGAAGTGCAAGAAAATAAAAGACGCACTGGCTTCCCGTCCGACTTCGAGAGCGCCGATAGACGCCAACCTCTTCCCTACCGTTCCATTGCCCGATGGCTACGAAATGACAAGAATAGAAGAGGCTGAGGTAATCCGCGAGCGGGTTAGGGCCATTCGAAAGTCCAAGATCTTCCTGGAGGCGAAGGCTATACGTGCCAGAAACGCTTCGAAAAGAAAAAAGATTGGGGCTGAAAAATGTGAAGAATTGTCGATCAGAGCATCGATTCAGATTCTTAAGCCTAAAAGACCACGCGAGGAAACACTGACTTTGAAGTGCCTCGCCGACGCGTGGGAGAAGAAAAGAAAAGAGGATTTGGCTCGCGCGGACCGTGAGGTGACTGTCTTTGGGATTTCCAGTCACTGCTCTACCAGTCCGTTTAGCACTGTTGTAAAGGACCATCAAGGTCTTTCTGGCGCTGCCAGTTTTCAGAAGCTAATAAAAGACTTTTATAACAAAAGAAACCTACACCAGGCCCCTACCCCCGCGCGCGATATAGTTGCGGATACTCTTAGGTCATATCAATCGATCGAAGATAGAGTGAATTCGACTGTCAAGTACTGTAACGCGCGGCCATTTAGTTGGCATAGGACACTTGGTGTCTGAAGATGTGCTCTCCAAGGCATGTCTTCCCGACCCGCGGGAGCGTGGGAGTTAACGCTACGGCGTGGGTACC